TATAAACAAAGAATATAATCCTGAACGAGTCTGTCCATTGGCATTTCGCTTCGTAACATCTGAGTCGTCATAGAGTTTTTTAAAATTTTTGCCTCCTTTATCATGTGAATTTGATGTTGAGCCCATCATGCATTTACCTATAATTTTACTACCTAATCGTAAACAGGTTTTAGTAACGCGCCAATTATTTAATATATTATTAGGTTTTTCCCACTTTCCACTTTCATCGTGTACTAGTAGTTTTAGTTTTTCACCATCGTACGAGTTGTCCCCCGTGTTCTTCCAGTCGATTGTGGTATCAAGACCGTCGAGCTCTTGAAGCTTTTCATTGGTTTCAAGTTTTTTTCTAGTGTATTTTGTAGCCGGTACTCTGTATGCAAGTTCGGTTTTTGGCCTGTCCATACCGTCCTGGATCGGTTTGAAAAAGAACGGGTAGTTAACCGAGATCGGTACGACCTTATCTGTGAACATCTTCTTAGCATCGGGACCAGACTTTGACAAGATACCAAACCGTGCATCACTCGAGATCGTCGCAGCATTAACCGTTTCAGCTGAGGACATAAACGAGAATCCTGAACGGCGGTTCTTAAGATAACACATTCCGTAACACCGTGAGTCTGCCCTGCAAGCTTCCCAGAATATAAAGAATAATCTGTTTGACTCCCTAAAGTTTGGCTGCCCAACATCAATTTTGCTCCACTGCAGGTACATAAAGTGAGTACCAGTAATGTAAGTAGCCACACTCTTATTATAGAACCAAAAACCTTGCTCTCTTTTATTAAATTCGTTATCAATGTAATCATACCATTTTTCTTTAAAGTCTACTGGGTATTCTTCCCAATCAAAAACAGACTTTATTTTTTTAAGCTCTTGAGGGTATTCAGTGTGTTCCCACTTATTACTTTTAAATTTATGAACCTTACTAGCTTTGGGTAGTCCTATTTTAAGGTTTTGTATTTCGTATATTTCACCTACCTCGCCAGTCTTGCTTATAACTACTAAGTCATAATCTTCGTTATAACCATATTCCCACTTCTTGGCTTTGTTCATTTTAGCCATTGCGTGAGGTTTTACATAGTCTTCGACTACTTTATATAGTGTTTGATCGTACATTACTTAGATCTTCCTTCAGCAAAACCTTTAAAAGTCTTTTCTTTCTTAACTTCTTTTGGTTTATCGTTTAATAACTCTTCTTCGTTTTCTATTCTAGTAAGTATCTCAAAAGCATCAAATATAGCTAGCTTTTTTGTAGCTGCAGCGTTTTTAAGTCTGTCAGCGGATATATCGTCATCTGAATCTACAATTGGTTCTTTAGCTACTTTTATCAGCTCTTCAACTGCCTTGCGTCCAGCTTGGATTATATTTTTCTTCGTTTCCTTTACGCTCATATTTAATTACAATATCATTAGATTTCATACAATAAAGACGCTCACCGTCAACCAAAAACTCCCATTCACTGTTTGGCGTAAACCCTATTAGGTCACCTGGAGTTATTCCTAGAGCTTCTAACGAGCTATTACCATATTTTAATATACCAACAAGACTACGTTCTTTTTTATTCTCTAGTTCATTATTATCTTTAACAGGCTGAACAAAACATCTGTTACCAACGGTGTTCCAAACACCATTGTTATAAAGGTATATTTGGTCAAAAGAGCAAAGATGATGATCATCTCTTAGGAACGATCTACTTTTCTTTTTTTCACCTCTTATATCGTAAAAAGTTCTAAACACGTTTTGATGTATTAAAACTTTATCACCTTTTTTTATACCAGCGTTAAAAGCTAAAGGAGTTTGCACCACTTCAGCTAATCTGTTTACAAATTTCCAGTTTTCAATTTTAGTATTAACAACTAAGTCTTTGTCTCCGACTTTTACTGTGTTACTATATTTTTCACCTACTGGCTTTACAATAAAATCATATAATGAGTTCATTAATATTCTAAATCATATTCAACAGATATTGCCATATTAGAGTTAAATTTTTTCCAAGGCAATACTTCGTCTTTTTTCTTTATATGTATATTGTAGGAGCAGTCTATATCGTTAAATAATATATACGCTATTTCATGACCGCCATAAACCTGTTGACCTACAGAGTAATGCATAGCGTCATTTTTATAGTCAGACCCAATACTTATTTTTCTTATAACTGAGTCCATTGCTATTTTTCAGTTATTTCAGTGTATTCACCAGTTTTAAGATCAATAGATATTTTACCGTACTGTTTTTCAAGCTCAACTTTTTGTTCTTCAAGAACTTTATTTACTTCAGCAACTTTATGTAGCAATCCATGTTTTTTGCTTTCTAAAATACCTATTTCTAGAACAGTATCTTCTAACTCTTTATTTGTCTTTACAACGTTTTCTAGTTGTTCTTCTGTAATTTTTGCCATTTTATTTGATTTAATTTAATTTATAGTAATATAGTTACACTATTAGTTCATTACTTACTTTAAAGGTACTCAGTATCAATACCGTTATTATTCAATACTTCTAGCCACAAATCTTTTACTATATAATAGTCTATTTCGTCCCACTTTGTGCCTAAACATTGAATAGGTGTAACACTGTCGTAAGCCTTTATATTTTCTCTTTCATTATCCCAACAAATAAACCACGTTTCTTGTTCAGGATAACATAAATCTACTCTTTTTTCCATAATTATATATTAAGCAGCTCCACCATCTACGATAGCCCAACCGTAAGTATTTATTAAAGTGTCTCTCGCTGCTTCAGCAGCTCCACCAGCTGTATATCTTGAGCTACCAAAGTTTATAGATAAACCACTATTCAAACTTTGAGCCGCCCACCCTATAAGTGTGGCATCATAATTAGCAGTCGATAACGTACAACCACTAAACATATTAAGTACATTTGTAGCACTTGTCATATCCCAACTCGCAAAACTTTGGTCTAAATCAAAACAATTTCTAAAACAACTCCCAAAAAAAGTAACTCCACTTACGTCCCAATTACTTAAATCTTCATTGAAATCGTATGCATTCTCAAACGCTAGTACAAGACTTGTTACGCCTGTTGTGTCCCAGTTTTTAACACCACTAACAAAACTTGTGCATTGCCTAAATATCTGTTGAAAATTATATGAAGACACAGTAGGTTTATCAGTTGCAACACAAGTCATATTAGCTGCACCATAAAAGTAGCCGCCGTTAATTTCTTTTAGGTTTAATGTGTCTCCATTACCCCAGTTTTTAACTTCTTTTATTTTTAACTTATCTCCACCATTATTAACAAACCAACTTTCTAAAGTCCCAGTTATAGTTATAGTGTATATGCCACCTGTGGAATAAGTGTGCGTTGTTTCAGCTTGATTCCAGCTTGTTATAGTGTCTGTGCTGCCATCACCCCAATCGACTACTGCGTTTGTGGTTAAGGTTGCGCGTGATGACAAAGGAAGTTTAAATTGCGTTGAAGTAGAAACTCCAGCTTGTGTCGTATCTACATCAAAGACAAAACTTTGAAACAATGGCGCTCCTCCACCTTTAGGTATCGTTGGTATACCTATATTATTAGAATACCAACTCATTTTAGTGTAGCGCTATAATTTCTTCAGCAGTCGTATTGCTAGCTAAAACGTAATCAACAATTACAGGCACAAAAGATCCCGCTGGAATTGCTTTAAAAACAACAGCGTCTGATGCTGTTGGATTAGCAGTGCCTGCGATTATAACTTCTAAGTCTCCACCTATACCAACATATAGAGCGGCTGAGTTTAATTTATTAGCTAACGATATAGTACCTGGTGTTATAGATTCTGCTTGTGTCGCGAAGTCCGGTTGGTTACCAAATTGTCCCATTTTTTTAGTTTATTTATTTTTATTAATTGCTTTTGCTTTTTCCCAAGTACGACCTACAAAGTAAGCTCCATATACTGTAACAAGAAGAGTTTGGAATATTGGGATATACTCTTCTGCTATTTTAAATTCTCCTATGTTTCCATCAAAAAACGCGCATACTGTAAATATAACAGTTAGGTATATAAGTACTAATGGGCGTATATTTTTGGACAAGAAGGAATCAGACTGCATGTCTGACTCCCATCTTGCTGTAACTTGTTCTTGAGCCTCTTTGTCAGCTTTTTCAAGAATTTCCGTAATAAGGCGCTGTGCTTCTAATTTTTCCTCTTTAGTAGTTGTAAGATTATCTAAAACCTCGCCAACTTCTTTTATGACGGAACCCGTAAGCCATTGCCAAATTTTTTTCATTATATCTGAGTTTCACCGGTTTTAGAGAAACCAGTGTATTGACCTGCTTTAACCCCAACGTCAGCTATTTTTTCTTTTTTTCTTAAATCTCTTTGCTGTAGGGATTTATAGTACTGGCTTCTAGTATCTATTTCTCTTTCTACACCTTGAGGCGTTGTGATTTTAACTTTTTTACCTGTATGCTTACCTTTTTTGTCTTTATACGTTAAAGGGTTTTGCATTTGTGTTGGAATATCTCTACCTGTCTTAGGCATGTCCATTCTTCCCGGTGATTGTTTATAAGGCATATCTTTATTTTTAGTTATTTATTGTTTTACTTTTTTATAAGCTTCAGCTTCCCAAGGCAAGTTTTTAGCACCCTCTTGCATCTGTGCTCTTGAATATTTTTTACCTTTCCAATATACGTATTTATCATCGTAATCAAGGTCTCCACGCTTCATTTGGTCTATATGAACTTTTTCATGTGCAATTACTTTATCACACTGTGAAGGATCTAAATCTTTGTTTAGAATTATAGTACCATTTTTATTAGCTTTACCCATAACGCCATCTTCCATATTTACATTGTAGATTGGAGTATTGTCCATTGAATATGGTGGGGTTATTTTAAATGCCATACTTATATAATCATATTATCATCTAAACCAGGATCATGCTCATAAACGTCTATATCCTGTATGTCTATTGGTTTTTTTGCTTTTTTCTTTTTACTAAATAGCCTAGATTCAACAGATTTTTCAGTATAATCCTCGTCTGTTTTATTTAAGTCTTTGCTAAATTTATTAGCTTCTGACTTTATAGCTAAATCCGTAAAAGACTTTTGAAGCTTTTGCATATGAGGTAATATAGAAACATACTTCATACCTCCACTTCCTGAGGCATAGGAGTTTAAAGGTGATTCTTTTGAATCATTTTTTTTAGCAAGTTCTTTTTGGACTATTAACCTAGCTTCGTAATCCGGCGCGTCGCCTCTGTCAGCGCTGTATTTTTCTTCAAGCACTCTAGCTTCATCACCGGCAGCCTCATAATCTTTTTCTTTTACTTTATTAGAAGTAAAGGGTTTTTTACCCATAAACTTTTGCGCGAATGGAGAACTCATATTATTTAAATGCTTTAGCTCGTGAAGTAATCGGCGTTCCGTGTCCACACTCAAACGGTGCTTTAGACACTTCTAATCCATTTTTACCTGAACTAGAACCTTTACCCATTGGAAAACCTTCTTTACTTAATGGTCCGTCCCAAATAGCGTTTTCACCTACTTGACCTTCTAATTCAGCTTTTAATTGTTTAATATCTTTCATATCTTATTATTTTACTTGAAATGTTTTACCTCCTACTTCAAACGTGTCTTTACCTGCTTTTTCAGCTGCCATTTTAGCACCAATAAAAGCATTACCTTCTAATGGGCT